GGCAGAACTCAGAGTTTGTGGTGAGACATCGAAAGGTGTCACTAAATACTCCTTACGCTGCCACACATTCACACGTGCATCCTCATCGGGTTCTGGTGCTTTACCCTCAGCGCTTGCACGCACGAAAGTCGGCACATCAGTATAAGCCATAGCTTCCTGGACCTTCTCATCTTCAAGTAGGGGGTCTTCGCCCATGGACACTTTAACTTCTTTTAATTGCGCATTCAGGACACTAACGGCCCGTTCATGTTCAGAAATCACTTCCTCAAGACGTTTTCGATAATGCGGGGCACTAAGCTTCTCGCTTATCTCATCCTTGGGGATCTCCTTTCCGCAAACACAGGTGGGAACAACCGCAATTCGGGGTCCCACACGGTCCCACAACGCAGTTATGAGAAATGATGCTCCAGTTAGTGTTACAAAGATCTTAATCATAGGCAACACATCTCTGGTGGAATCTTCAAAACGACGTCCCATCCTTCGGAAAATGAAACGGAACATAGCTCCGTTCCAATCCCAACGGACAACTTGCAAAATGAACTTATCATAATAACCATACAACCAGGCAACAACACCTCCGAAAATGGCTATGGGTATGTAACCCACACAAACGTAGATGCACCCCTTAAGGGTGTACCAAAAGTCCAAGCTGTCTTGAACCGTCCACTCATACCACGTATTAGTGTTATAATAAGCACTGGCATTGCCAATGAAATTCAACGTAGTCTCAACTGGTTCGGCTTCAGTATCACTCTGCCGTTCCAAACCAGGAATATTCCGTGCACCACGAACCACTGGTGGTTCAACACAAGTGCATTCCAATTTAGGAACTCCACAAGTATCACATGCCTGCAACAATTCTTCACACTTGCATGAATACAAGGGATAAAAACAGCCGACGCAAACGTCGATCTGCTCTGTAAGCTTGTTTTGTTCAGCAATGCTTTTCTGTACACGCTTGTGGTCCATAGAGGCTTTACCAAACCACGCAAGAAAGGATTCAATTGTATTGAAAGTCCGTTCCAATTGCAGCTTGCCCCTTTGATTAGCTTCGGAGGCTTGGGCACCGCAATCGGGCACAACTCTGGACACTTTAAGAACCCACCAGTCACTAAACTGATCGTCTTTGATGTCCAGGTCTTTAAAACTGAGTTGCCCATTCGTAGCATATTCATCGCGAACTGCCACTTCAACAACCCACGGTAAGCGCCGCTGAATGGCGAGAGGGCAAGAGAAATAAGCTTGAGCATTCAAATGCAACGTGTTGGTTGTGGCAAGGACCAATTCGGCGAGTACGGGGGTAGTACCCTTGTCGCACAAATCAGCCTGTTCAGGCACAT